AACATTATTGTCCAGGCGGAAAACAGAATATTAAAATCTGTTGAGCTTCCAGTATTGCGTAAAAATCAAACAGCTTCAGTTACATCTGGTAATTCATATTTAGCAACTCCTTCCGATTATTTATACCCATATTCTTTGGCAGTTGTTGACAGTGATAGCAACTATAATTATTTGCTTAATAAAGACGTTAATTTTATTAGAGAATCATACCCAGCATCAGCAACTACAGGCGTTCCTAAATATTATGGTCAGTTTGATGATGACTTTTTTATTGTAGCGCCAACCCCAAGTTCTGGTTTTACTGTTGAGCTACATTATTTTTATATGCCTCAGTCTATTACTGTAACATCAGATGGAACGTCTTGGCTGGGAACCAATGCTCCAGAAGTATTGCTTTATGCTAGCTTAGTAGAAGCGTATACTTTTATGAAAGGAGAGCCAGATATTATGGGTAATTATGAAAATAGATTTAAAGAGGCGTTAGGTAGGTTAACGCTTGAGTCTGACAGTTATAACAGAAAAGATGCATATAGGAGCGGTCAAAGAAGAATAAATGCATGATTCTCATTTCATAGAAGAACTGAAAGGCACGAATGTTGCAATAGTTGCTATGGGATTAAGCCAGATAGATTTCCATTTATCTCAAGCGCACAGTATAAAGTTTGATGAAGTATGGGCAATAAATGCAATGATAGGTGTTTTGCCTGATATAGACAGAGCTTTTATTCTTGACCCAATGAGTCGTTTTTTGGATACAGAAGATGCGGGCGGAATGACAAACATGATGAGGGAAAAGCTTCCTAAAGCGTATTGCCCAATATATACATGTGAGTTAGATAAAAGAGTTCCTACTGCTGTTGAGTACCCGTTAGAAGAAATTGTAGCTTCCTTGGGGTGTTCTTACTTTAATAATACAGTAGCTTATTCAATAGCATTTGCTCTTTGGGCAAAAGTAAAAAGAATTTCTGTATTTGGGGTAGATTTTACATATAACTCTAATATGCATTTTGCTGAAGCAGGAAGAGGATGTGTCGAGTTTTGGCTTTCTAAGTGTATAGATGCAGGTATTGAGGTATCAATAGCCCCTAGATCATCGCTTATGGATACTGATGTAGATATTAAAGACAAGCTATATGGATATCATAGATTAAATAATCCTAAGATTACTTATCAAGATAATGACGGAACAATTAAAGCATGCAAGTGGTCGGAAGTGCAAAAAGAAGAGACACAGAAACCAATTGGTATTATTAATAGAAAAGATTTAGTACCAGTAGAACCAGATAAATATTAATGCAGACAGATAAATTTGAAATATCGATAGGAGATTTGGGAGTTCAGACTACTGAAAACCGAGGTCATACTGTTGAAGAAATAGCTGAAATGGCTACAAATAAACTAATTTCTATAAGTGATAGTGCCGATCCTATGGTTAAAGCACAAGCGCATGCTTTTAGAGATAGATGTAAATGGATCATTCAATTCTATGTAAGTGAGGGAATTAAAAACCACATTTGCACAGTATGTAATGAATTAGAAAAACAAGGTCATAAAGACCTAGCAAATATAATAAGGAGGCTGTAATGGCTATAACACAAGCGATGTGTACCAGCTTTAAGAAAGAACTTCTTGAAGGTGTTCACAATTTTAAAAACTCAGGTGGCAATACATTTAGACTTGCTCTTTATACAAGTTCAGCCACCATGTCTGCGGCTACAACTGCGTATTCGACAAGCCAAGAAGCAAGCGGAACCAACTATACCGCTAAAGGCAATTCATTAACTCGCGTTGACCCTACAACATCAGGTACAACTGCATTTACAGATTTTGCTGATCTCACTTTTGGGACAGCCACTATAACTGCTAGAGGTTGTATGATTTTTAATGATACAGCTACAGGCGATCCTGCTGTAGCAGTATTTGATTTTGGTGGTGATAAAACATCTACTGCTGGATCATTTACTATTACATTTCCTACAGCAGATGCTAGTAACGCTGTAATTCGCATAGCGTAAGGAAAGTAAGTGTCTAACGGCTGGGGTAGAAGCACCTGGAACTCTGGTCAGTGGGGCGGAACGCCTGCTAGCGTAACTTTAACAGGGTTAGCAGGTACGACTGCATTAGGGTCAGAAACAGTATCTGGCGATGCTAATGTAACGGAAACAGGTTTAGCTGCAACAGGTGCATTAGGAACTATTTTAGCAGCAGGTTTTGCTATAACTGGTGTGTCTGGTAATGCATCAACGATAGCATTAGGAGATGAAACAGTTACTTGTGATGCAAATGTAGCATGCACAGGAGTTTCAGGTACAAGTGCGCTAGGCACATTAAGCTTAGTCACTAATAACATTCTTTCAATAACTGGTCTAGCAGGAACGTCTGCTTTAGGCTCGTTGACAACAAGTTGTGATTCAAATCTTTCTTTAACAGGTGTTAATGGAACAGGCGAAACAACATCAGTAATAGTTTGGGGCGATGTAGTCCCAGGACAAACTGCAAGTTATTCTGCCGTATCCCCAGGTCAAACGGCTAATTGGGAAGATGTTGCAGCATAATGATATAATTTAATAGAGGAAATACTATGGCAAGTACATACGTCAATGACTTACGACTCAATGAAATGGCTACAGGTGATGAGTCAGGAAATTGGGGTAACGTCACAAATACAAATTTAGAGCTAATCGGTGAAGCTCTAGGTTATGGTACAGAAGCAATAACAACCAATGCGGATACGCATACATCCACAATTGCAGATGGGGCAACAGACCCTGTTCGAGCTATGTATGTTAAATATACTGGCACATTAGATTCCGCATGCACAATTACTATTGCCCCAAATACAATCAATAGAATGCAATTTATTGAGAACGGAACAAGTGGTTCTCAAAATATAATTATTTCACAAGGCAGTGGAGCCAACGTAACTATACCTCCTGGTGATGTCAAAGCAGTTTATATGGATGGGGCTGGTTCTGGAGCAGCAGTAGTAGATGCTTTTGCAAGCCTTAATGTAGTAGACCTTAAAGTTGAAGATGATTTAACAGTTACAGATGATGTTACTGTCGGCGGAGCGACGACTATTGGTGGCGTCCTCGATATAACAGACACCACAGATGCTAGTGATGCAACAGGCGACACAGGAGCTTTGCGAACAGAAGGTGGCGCAAGCATTGCCAAAAAACTATATGTTGGAACAGATTTAGATGTAGACGGCACAGCAAACCTTGATGTAGTCGATATAGACGGTGCTGTTGATATGGCATCTACATTAGCTGTAGCTGGCACAACAACGATGTCAAATGCGTCTAACGCAACGCAATTAATCTTGCAGTCTACTGATGCAGACAGCTCGTCTGGTCCTGTTTTAGAGCTTTTCAGAAACTCAGGTAGCCCCGCTGACAACGATGCAACAGGTTTAATTTATTTTTATGGTGAAAACGATAACGATGAAAAAATCGCATACACCCAAATTTATAATCAAGTATTAGATGCCTCTGACGGAACTGAAGATGGCTCTCTTCAGATTTACACTATGGCGGCAGGCACAAGCACAAAAACCTTAACAGCAGAAAAAGGTTATGTGCTTATAGGTACAGATTCTGGAGATGGTTTTAACACAGATGCTATGTTGAGAATACAGCGAACAGGCGACAGAGTATTCCAGCAATTTAAATGTGATGCAGATCAAAGCGTACAAATTTTATTTGGTGACGTAGACGATGATGTTGAAAGCTCAATACAATTTCACCCTGCAAACCAAGATTTAAGATTTGGTACAGGTAACAATGTTGAACACCTTCGTATTTTAAGTGATGGCACAATACTCCAAACAGCAGACTCACAAGGCTCTGCTTTTGCTGTAGGCACTGAATCTACTTGGAACGCATTTGAAATATTCCAAGACAGGGGAGTAACAAACTCTGCAAGTGGAATAGCTTTTAGAAGTCAATCAGGAACAAGCCCAGCGGGTATAGTCAGTGTTGCTGGAAATACAACGGGTGGAGTTGAAAGTTTAGCTTTTATAGCTGTAGCGGGTAATGCCAGCACCGAAAGGATGAGAATCGACACGGCGGGTTACATCATAATGAATCCGCAAGTAGGTTCTGGAAACATAGACAGTCAAGTTGGAGGTGTTTTAAATCTTGTAGCAACACCTGGAGCAGGAAATCACTCTGATGCATTGCGAATTTTCTACGAACACGCAAGCACCAGTGGCAGCTTAGAGGCAAGAATTAAGTGGTACATTGGTGATGATGGCACAGCGCACTCTTATGGTAATTCAGGGTATATAGCTATAGGTAAAGAAGGTAGTTATGTAACTGACGACACAAGAGACTCTTATATGTCTTTTGCCACGCAATTAAACGGATCGCTTAGCGAAAGAGGGCGGATAACTTCAGGTGGAGATCATCTCTTCAACAGAACCAGCTCAGGTTTTAATAATGACGGACTGGTCATAGGAAACTCTACGGGCGCATACATATATATGGAGCGTAGTATTGCTGGAAATTCGCTTTTATACCTACACAGAAGAGCGAACGATGGTGAGCTAGTTTCTTTTTATAGCCAAAATGCACAAGAGGGAAGCATATCAGTAAGTGGCGCTACAGTTTCTTACAATGGATTTAGCGGGACACACGATTCTTCAGGCTCGGGAGTTTCATCAAGCACTGCGGTAGGAACTGTTTTATCAACAATAGACGAAGAACACAAAGCAGATCATGCCAAGGTAAAGGTTTCAGACACCGCTAGTGACAAAAGAGTTTATGGTGTTTTACAACAATATAAAGCAGCAGAAACAAACGATACAGGCAACACTGTTGCAGAACACGCAATAGTAGCTTCTGTTGGAATCGCTTCGGTTAGAGTAACAGGCGCGTGTGCTGGTGGAGATTTATTAGAGTCTGCTGGTGACGGAACTGCTAGGGTTCAGTCAGATGATATAATACGCAGCAGTACATTAGGCAAAGTAACAATAGGCAACTCAAGCACAGGGGAAAAAATGGTTTCTTGTGTTATGTATTGCGGTTAGGAGAAAATTATGGCAGTAGTTTGGAAATCGTTAGGCACAACATACGAAAAATCGTTGCACAGCAAAACAGACTTTATAACCACTGTTCACTGGGAATGCACTGAAACTGATGGTGACATACAAGCTAGAGAATATGGCGCTGTAGGTTTGGGCGAACCATCTGGCAGTTATACGCCGTATGCTGATGTAACGGAAGCACAAGCTTTAAATTGGGCTAAAGCTGCTTTGGGCAGTGATAAAGTAACTGAAATTGAAGCGGCTGTTGCTTCACAGCTTATTTATTTAAAAAACCCGCCTGTAAAACAAGGCACACCTTGGAGCTAACATGACTGATAAAAACGAAAATCAAATGATCAAAACTATTTTGTTTAACGGCAAAGAAATCCCAACGTCAAAATTGAGTGTTTTGACTAAACAAGCAATTGCTCGCCAGAATGAGCTGCAACAAGAAGCGACTCGTTTAGAGACTATGTTGGCAGAACAAATGTTGTTGATTAAAAGTTACGCAGAAAAGATTGAAAAAGAATTGACCCAAATTCACGAAGAAATGGATTCTGAAGAGTCTGCTGAAGCTATAGAAGGCAAGCCCTGGAATGAAACTAAAGAAAATGTTCAACAATAAAAAGGATAATTAAAAATGATGGAAATAATAACAATAGTGACCACCATAGTCACTATTGCATCAATTGTTGCCGCTAGTACGCCAACGCCAAAA